TCAACTCCCATCCCGGGTACTTAGCAATTTTTCTCCAAATTTTGCCTCTGGCTGCTCCACTTCGAGCAGCCTTTTTTCCTTTAACGACGCAGTGTTCAGCGAAAAGAGCGGTAGGATAAAAGGTGTTCGATAGGCACCATCTACATATCGTAATTGTGAGTTGAACACCAGGTTTATAAAGGATTGTTTTTGTGGAACTGTAGCCCAGCTATACAATAATTTGATATCTCCAAGCTTTGGCAGTTCCTGATTAAATAGTTTCCATGTTGCGTTCGTATTGTCGCTGAGCATGTCAATGCGATGGCGCAAATGGCTTTCTGTGGCTGAATATTTTGAATGCCACCTTTTATATGTTTCCGATTGAATATCACCGGTAATAAATTTTTCTTCCAAAGAAAGCATATTAGTGATGGTGGTGTGCAATTCTTTTTTCAAATCCTTCAATTCAATGTCTCTGTTTTGGAGTTGTAATTCCATTTCTTTTTTGGCATCTTCACGTAAGTAATCAATATGAATTTTTGACAAAGAAAGATTCGTTAATAATTCATCAAATTGATTGTGTAACATGGTAGCGCTGTAACTGGTTTCCGGGTGTTTGTTGCACTTGTAATACCAATAATATTTCGTTTTCCCTTTGCTGTTGCCGGCTGTTAATGGATGGCCGCAATGGCAATGCAACACTGATCTTAAAGGAACTTCATCATTTACAATCGTACGCACTTTGCTTTTGTTCATCAGCTGCTGCACGGCCCACCAGGTATGCTCTGCCACGATCCCCTGATGCAATCCTTTCACATATTTTTCAGTTTCCTTTTTGTATGCAGGAACAAAGATTAATCCGCCATAAACCGGGTTAGTAAGAATGCGTTGAATGGCCGACCTGCCTGAATTTGTCAACCCTTCTGATCTTGCTGCGATACTCAATTCTTTGAATGATACGCCGCGAAGAAAGCCGGCATAAATATTTTTAATGATGTTCGCTTTTGCTTCATTCAATAACAGTATCGGTTTATTTTGTTCATCCCGAGCGTTCGTATATCCAAAAGGTGCAAGCGTGATAAATCTTCCGGCACTTAATGCATTGTGGATTCCAAATTTCGTGCGGTCACGGATCACATGCCATTCAAATTCGGCGCTGATCAGCATGTCGGCACGTTGTTTAAAGAAAAACGGTGAATCGTAATCAATGAACATTTGCTCAAACACAGATACAATAATGATCTTGTATTTTCTTTCCAGCAGTTCTATTTTAGAAAGGCCCTGTGCTGCGTTCCTGGAAAAACGATCATACTTGGCGACGATGAGATAATCAATATCGCGGAAATGTTTTTCAATAAATTTTTCCAGTAATTTCCAATCCGGGCGGTCAAAATTTTTTGCCGATTTTCCATCATCGGTAAAAAGCGAATGCAGTTCAATGTCGTGCTGGTTGCAGTATTCACGGATGTATTTCTCCTGTCCCGGCAGTGAGAAGTTGCTCTGATCCTTGGTGCTGATCCTGATGTAACCGATGGCTTTTTTCATAAACAATTATTTTTTGTACAAAAATTTGAGACAATAAATGTAGGCAATCTTTTTCCTCTTCGGAAAGAAGCGGCTTCACTTGTGCAGAAATATTTATTATAGGCGATGGCATTAATTTATGATCTTATTTTTTTTCAGGAGCGTTTAACAAGAAGCGAATCGACATTGCACCGGTTTGGATAGCTTCATTATGCATTTCATAATACTTTCCCTTTTCGAGTTGGTATTGAATAGCGGCTCTTATGAGTTCGCCGGATTCTTCGCCTACAATTGCTGCTGCATGAATTTTATCGGTTGGCCAGTTCGGATGCATTTCAGTAGCTTTTTGAAGTTCCATTGCAATGCAAATAATCCATCTTTTTGTTTCAATTGCGAGTTCTTTAAAGTGCTCGTCACACATTTCATGATTTAGTTTCATACTATTTTTATTTTAAAATTTTATATGTGCTTAGCCTTCCACTTAGGGAAGATTTCATCCCTATCAACTAATTTCATTCCATAGCCAGCTACTTCCTGTAATAAACTTTCACTGATTTTTGCTAATGGCGGAATACTCATATACCCGCAACTTGCTTTCGTGTCTGCATAAATGGCTCTTACATCGCTTAAGGGTTTAGATTGATTGCTGGTACAATCAACCAACACGGTTATGCATTGAATATTATTGCCCTTAAATTCAATCCTTGCTTCTAAAATGTTGTACATTATCTTAAAGTTTTATTTTAAAAAATTGCATGAAATCCAAACGTTACCTGAAAACTTTTTTCAACATAATTCCCTTCTGCATACACGCCGCCGCGATCATTGAGATCTAAAACATATTTTAATGAAAAGCCCGGTGTCGCATGGTTTTGCGTCTTATCATCGGCCGTGCGATAGTTGTAATAATATCCAACGCCTGGAATAAAATTGTGGATGTTATAACCGGTTTTTAATCCAAAATAATTATTGCTATTGGTTGCCCGGGTGATCGTTACCTGCTCAACCGCTTCCACAGAAACTTTATTCAATTCGTAACCGGCTGAGATCTTCATCAGTGGACGATGATGAACCGTTTCGATGCCGCTGCCCATTTCTGCATAAGGCTGGGCCATGCTGATCAGCGGCGATAGTAAAAGAACAAATAAAAGGTTTTTCATTTTATTGAAATTTTATTTTTGACACACCGGCACTTTATCATTTTTGATCAGAGAATCTAATTTTTCAATGGTCAAACGCCTGGAAACTTCTTCCACCGCTTCTTTTATCATCGTTGATTTCCGGGCCGCTGAAAAAAGGCTTTTGTTCAAAAATTGTTTTAAAAGATTTTTCATGATATGTGCTTAAAAAAATTGTTTCAAAAAGTACCGGTCGAATAGAAATAAGACCGGGTATTCCAAATTCTGAGTACAATAATGAACCGCGAACGGTACAGGATTCGAACCTGCTCAACCGTTCATTTAGAAAAAGCGACACTGAGTTTGATCGCTATTTCTGATTTTTTCGCTACTGGTTTTTCTTCCTTCAAAAGTTGCAAACAAGATTTCTTTTCTGTTCCTTTTTTTTAAAATCTTATTTGCAGCTTCAAATGAATTGCAGCGTAAAACTTCTCTTTCGGATCTGGCCGTTTTGCCTTTATAATTATTATCCGAATAAAAATGAAAGACTGTTTTGTGCTCTTCCTTTTTAACACTTCCATGATGAGAAACCATGTGTAAAACATCAGGCTTCCAGGTAATGATCAATTTCTTTTTCATAATTACGGTTGTATTTGGTTTTTCAATTTTTAGAGTTATAAATTTTCATGTAAACTGCTGCCATTATTTCTACAATCGCGAAGGCAGACACCTGGCAAATCAGATAAACAATTTTTGCCGCGATGGTTAAGATTTTATTCATGATGCAGTTGTTTTTGGTAGCGGATTTGGGAAGATTTTCTTTGATTGAATTTTTAAGAGAGAAACAAAAACCGCCTCGGTATATTGATAGTCAATGAAAGGGCTATAGTCGCAAACTATCATTGGATCAATATCTTCCAAAACAAGCCGGATAGTGTTTTCCAAAAACGGAAGCCCTTTAAGACTTTCAATCAGTTTATCCTGATCTTTTATGGGTAATTCTTTAAAATTGATACTTGTCATTTTTATTGATTTATAAATCGACTTTATTTGTTTGTTTACTATCCCACCATTCCTGAATTAAAATATTTTGGGCTTCCATTTTTCTTTCTATCCAACGGAAAATGATTATTTGAAAAATCGTTTCTGCAGAAATCATTTTGCCACCGTTGTAATACCTTGTCAGTAATGATGCCTGGTAAGGTGTCGGTTTGCCACAATTGAGATAAGATGCTGCATCGTTAAGTTTTGAAAAAGGAAAGCTGCGCACCACTTCTATTTTTGCATATCCCATGAATTGGCCGTGGTAACTTATTTCGCATTCTGTACCTGCCTGGAAAGAATTGCTGCGAAGGCGGATATCGCCAAAAATGTCATTAAACAACTTTCCGTTTGGATTGGATGTGAAATCGAATTGAAGCATCACAGTTATTTTTATTTTTGAAGAATTAATTTGTTGCGTTCTGCAATTTGGGCACGGAAGAAAACAAGCATATCGGCGGCTGTGTCGGCGTTCGCAACTTTCCCGTTCAAATAGTTTGAAACTATCGTTGCACCCTTATTAAATTTCTCCATAAATTTTTTCCGGTCTTTTTCCGTAACGTCAGCGGCGATCGCTTTTAATTCGGCAGCAAACAAGGCTGCTTGTGTTAAATCTTTTATTTTTTTTTGCATATTTAAAAATTATAGTGTACGTTTACCGTTTGTTTTTGAAATTTTAATGCACGTCTTTAAAAATCTTGAACAAATGTAAAGTTTATTTTCCGAAACGGAAAAGAAACGGAAAAGAAAGTTTTCCACATTTTGAAAAATAATGTGAACAACCAAAGAAAACATGGAAACCGAAGTACAACTGTTAGACCTTCTTATCAAAGCTGAAAGCGGCAACAAGACTGCATTTGCAAAGAAGTTTGGTATGTCCAGACAGAACATAAACTACCATATTCGCGAAGCGGAAAAAAATGGTGGAAAATTTAGTTCCGATTTTAAGAAGACTTTGAAAGATCTTGGACTCGACTTGTACCGGTTCCGGAGAAACCCAACTGCAGATTTTTATCGAAATGATCTGCCACCAACTATTGCAGCCGAAACAGAAACACCTATTATGAACTCACAACAGAAAATTATTCAGCTGCTCGAGCGCGAGATCGAGCTGATGCAAAAATTAAAGGAAGTGGAAAAGGAACGTGATGAACTAAAGTCACAGATTCCACAAAAAAAAGATGGCCGTCGCCGCTCAGCGTAGAGTGGCTAAACAATGAATTTGACTGTAAATGCGAATGCAGGAAGGTTGGTGCGGCCAAAGTATGTAAACTTAAAAAGAGTAAAAATAATCCTCTGAAAGTAGTTTCATTTTGATGATTGTTTTACCTGTTTTTTAGAACGCATAAAAATTTAAAACGATGAATAAAATATTACTGGTGGCTTTGTTGCTGCCTATGTTGTCTTTTTGCCAGACTGATTCTATTCCACAGAATGCAGATGGAAAATACGAATATTCCGAAGTGGTAAATGTTGATTCCGTTTCGGCAGAAAAGCTTTACAGCAATGCGAAGCTGTTTATTGTGGATGCATTCAAATCTGGCAAGGATGTAACGCAGCTGAATGATGAGATCAGTAAAACCGTTGCCGGCACCGGTGCGATTAAAATAATTTTAAAAGGAACCACCGGCACACAATACGTTTCTTTTAAAATAAATATCCAATGCAAGGATGGCCGCTATAAATACGATTTCAGCAATTTTCAGTATGACCTGGTTTATTATGGCGAGGATCATTTTTTTGATTTGGAAGATGCCAAAAGGATTAAAAGAAACATGGTAGGAAAGCAATATGAGCACGCGATGCAACAGGTTTCTGAATCGATGAAAGCTTTAATAGAAAAGCTAAAAACGCAAATGGCCTCACAAGCGGCGGATTGGTAAATTTTAATTTATAACTATCTTCGTTTCGCGATCAACAGTTTATTATACGAGTGTCAACCACCTTACTGGTGGCTGGCAAGAGATTGAAAGTATCTTCCACGGCACTCGTTGCTGTTGATCGCAAGGACCAGTCATCATTTCTATATGACCATTTTAAAAATCATCGCAGGAATTATTCTTTGGTTCGTTGGACTGCGGCTTTACATCTGGATCGGAGACATCAGGCGCCGAGGCACTAAGAAATAATCATCCCAAATCCGCTATTCATATTATGCGGCACCAGGTTCAGATCCAGCGTTCCATAAATTACCATATCAAATACATCGCTGAAATGGGTTGATTTTACTGCCGGTTTGCTCAGGTTTTTTTCATCATCTTTATTCTTTGCTGTTTTGCCGTTGTATTTGCGTGCGGCTGTCATGCGGATCGATGTGAGCATATCAGGATTGCGAAGTTTGTTGATCCGGATCGGCAATGTATTTTCTTCGCCTTTTAGCTGCCGGTTGATGCTTTTAAATTTATCATCGTGGCGCGGCGGTTCGCCCATGTGCTCCGCAACGACATCCCAATCATGCCTGCGCAAACATTCAATAACTGTTTCATAAAATGGCTGCACCGTTGGATTTTTACCAGTGGCGGTTTTGTCAAAAAGATAGTAAACCAACTTTGTCGGATGATTCCGAAAATGGTGGCACCATTTATCAATTGCCTCGGAAATTCCTTCCGGATGCAGCGTGTGACAGCTATACACGAAATTTAGTGATAATTCTTTTTTTCCGGGAAGTTCTGCGATTTGGGCGCACGCAATGGGAGAAATACGCCACTGGTAATCCAGTGCAATAATGAGCGGCCGCGATGGATCCACATCAATATTTTGAGCGTACAAATTTTCATCGGATAATTGAGGGTAGAAAGAATTTTCAGTGCGATCGGGATCTTTGTTCAAAATAGATACATCATATTCAATCGGCGTGCTGTCTGCTTTTTGATTCACAAAAAAATCATCGCCAAGAACGTCTCTATTTTCTTCCGCGCTGGCTTCTGAAACGAACACAAGTTTTTTCCTTATGTTGGTTAACAGCGTTTCATATTGATTTATTTTTTTGTACAGTTCCACACCGCCTTTCATTTTCATTTCATTTACTTCTAATTGCAATCTGATCACCGCATTGATCAGGTTTATATCCATCAAATCCCGCTTTGCCAGCAGCCATTCAATATCGCCATTGTATTTATCTGTAAAATACCATTGAGATTGAAACTCTGGAAGGTGTCCGAATTGTGCCCTTCCACCACGAATGGCGCGGATCACTTCTGATTTTAATTTTTTTTCATTAAAGAATTTTGCTTCATCGCCCACATTCGCCTGCAGGTTAAAACCATTGCCAGTGCCTTCGGCTTCCAGGCTGAGTATCGGCATAGCGCAACCGTTATCAAAACTCAATACATATTTGTGATCAAATATCGGTATGATAGGCTGTGGCCATTCATCCGGCGGTTTTTTCCCGATTACATAATTTTCGCCTTCAAACAGAAACATTTCATTTTGTAAAAAGCCGATCACGTTGGGCAATATTTGCCCAAATGCCATTTTATAAGATGGCGCTGTAAATCCAATTTGGGCGCCAGGCATCTGATTGAATAGATGGACGATTCGCGGCCCTTCACCGCCACTTGTTTTACCGCCAGCACGTGCCCATAGAATATACGTTTTATTCGCGTTCACAATGTGAATGTCGGCCTGTGGTTTGTTGAGAAAAACTTCTTTACTTTCCATCTTCCAACTCCTTTTTTAAGATCTCAACGGCTTCCTGCTCGGTTGGTAATTCATCAATGTTGTATTCGTTCTTGGTGAAATTATAATTGATGATCCGTGGTGATTTATTGTGTTTTGCTTCCGGATAGATGTCGTAATATTTTTGCAAGGTGTTTTCCAGTTTGGCAGCCAGTTCATGCCTTGCCTGGATGTCTTCAAGATGTAACTGAATCGCATCTCCTTCGCCTTCGCCTTCCTGAAAAGTGTATGTATCATGATTCCACAATTCATTTATTTTTTCTTCTAAAAAATCAATGCGTGCACCAATCCGGAAACGTTTATTTAACGAAGCGGAATAGCCAAAAAGCCTTTCCGCATAACCCATGTCGTTGAAGCAGGTGGCACGCTCTACGCCAAAGGCCTTCATCATTTCTTTTACAATATCGCCGGTTGATTTTTGTCCCTGCAGTTTCAGATTGATATAGAAATTCCAACGATTCAATTGCTTCTGCTGGATCTCATTTAAAGGGATATCGCTTTCGCCGGAAACGTGTTCCCGGATCACATCAAAATTATCTCTGTTTTTGTTTTCCAGTTTTCTCATCGTCGTATAAATCTTTGCTGGTTAAATGCCAGCCATTGCAATCATCGCAATGGTAATATCTTTTTTCGCGGCGGCATTTAAACTTTCTTTTTGAATGAAGAAAATTGAGCGCCGTTTGTGCTTCGCGTTTGTTATATTTTATTTTCGTGCACATTGTTTTTTCAATGTTTCAAATTCATATTCGTATCCCTTTAAAAGCGCCTGGCTTCTCGCATCCGCGGGATTTTTTCGCAGATACATTTTATAGCGACGGATGTAACCCTGCACGTTTTTGTATCGTTCCACCACCTTCATGGGATCCACAACCGGTTCGGTTTTTTCCCGGCCCGGTAACTTTCCAAATCCGATGTAATGATCACGCTGACGCCAGATGGCCATACATTGTTTTTCCAGTGATAAAATTTCCATGGCCAGCTTTGCGCGGCGCCGCATTGCTGCATCTGTTTTTTGATTTAAAAATTTATCCAGTTCATGGCGCTTGTAATTCATTTCGGTATAAAGCGGCATCCATTGCTCGCGCAGGGAGTGAATTACTTTGTTGGAAGACTCAGGGAATGGTTCGTGGTTCATTGTTGATCGTTCAGTCCGCTGCAGCGTCACGACCGGTTCAACAATCTTTTTTAATTCATCCAGCAGCTTCTTTTCTGTGTAATCCGTTTTGCCTTTTTCGAATAGAATTTTCAATGCTTCATCATCGCCATATCTTTTGTAAAGAACAGTGCCGACCGTGAAATTTCGCTTTCCGGCAATCCAGTTTTTTATTAAATCATAATTCATAGGCTCTTCTTTCTTTCATCAATAATTTTTTGCCAGTCTTTATACTCAGAAATCAAGTCTGAGACAATTAAATAAGGTGCTAAAATGAATTCAATTAGCAGAAATAATCCGGTAGAAGAATAGGGCGATGCTTTTTCTTTTGCAACATGAAGAATAGACATTGTTAGCCAGGCAGTGACAATAATTGTAAGCATAATGTTTGTTTGTTTTTGATTAATAAATCCTTTTCATTTTCATTTCAATCAAATCTTTATACGGCAGCATTTCTTTAACGGATTGCGCGACGAAAAAAACGTTGTTGATGAAAATAATATCACTGAAAGAAAATTTTTTCAATTCCGTAACCGGCAGGGCCAGTGTGAATGTTCTGCTGTCCTGGATGCTCAATAATCTTAACCAATCTTTCCACCAGTAATCATACGTGCCGTCGTTTACAACACCAAACTCATGTCGATAGGGAAGTACCCATGCGCCTGTTGGATCCGTGCCAGATATAGCTGTATTATCGCAGCTGGCGAATGGATATAATTGCCCATTTGTCGAAGGGTACATTCCGTGGTAAAAAAGAAACCGAACGGCCCATGGGCTAACATTCGATCTGAAATTGCCTGGCTGACTACAAACCGGCACCTTAGCACTGTTGCCGGTGCCGTAAAGCATCAATAGCGTTGGCATCGTGCTGATGTCAGATTCTATTGTAGTATCAAAATCCGGCTGCTGTTGATAATCGCCAATATTGTGCGCATAAAATACCCATTCGAAAGTGGGAGGATCGGAATCGGGTGTTAACTGGCATTGATAGTAAGAGTTATCTAAAAAAACATAACCGATTAGATCTTCATTGGCCGCTGTTGGTGAAGGTAGATCACCAACCGAATTCACCCTTACAATGGCGGACTCGTCAATTTCTTTTAATACAGGAAATTCATCGCTCGAATCTATATTATTGACTAATGAATAAATTTTCGCCGGATCTGTATAATCGCTGGTATAGTTTGACTGTACATATTTTGTCCAATCTTTTACCGAAGCATCGATTATTTTTTGATAGCCGTGCAGATAGGCGGTTTTTGTGCCGGAATCAAATTCAAAATACCATCCCATTCTATTTTTCAGCGATACCAAAAAAGAACCGATGGTAACATCTGGCGGTACATGATCGGCAAGGTCGAACGTAATTACAGGTCGCGGATTTACGGAAACTATCTGTTGCGCCATTCTCGTAAAAGTGCACCAATTAATTGCCTGGAAAGATGGGATTGTTATTTTTTTAAATCCGGTGTCATTCAATATTTCGCCGCTTAACTTCCAACCGAAATTTTCGAAGATTTTATTTAAAACAAACGACAGATAAAGCGCCGGGCAAAGTGTTACAGCGTTGAAGATCGAATCGAATTCCTGCGTATCGGCAAGAAAAGGATTCATCCATTTAAGAGAGATATAATCGGGCGCCCAGCCTTCGTTATTAATCGGATAAAAACAATAAGGAAAAGCATCGGGCACAACTGCCGCATGAATGTGTTGCCAAAAGCCACCGGATCCATCATCAGGGTCTGATGTAGTATAATTAAAAGTTCGCTCACCGCCAAAATCCACATCCTGCAAAAGAACATCCTGGATGCTTTGTAAAAATGAAGAAGATCCGATGGTAAAAAATCCCGTCCAAACCGTTTGTTCAATATTGTTCATATTGGATTGATGCTGCGTGATCACGAGTTTGCCGGCATAACGAAAAATGCCAGCGTCGTAAATTGCTGCATCAACGGTATATTTTGAATTTGTCTTATAAAAATTGCCGATGTACTGCAGCAACCGGTAATTTTTTTCCGTGTAGCGAATAGTTAAGCCCAAACTAAACTGTCCCTGGATATCATCATCAGAAAGGAAAGGATTATTCCTTTCCAGTTCCAGTGAAATCTGCGCCGGAAGATCTATAAATTCGTTATTTACCTGGATTGCTAACATTCAATTTTTCTTTTTAAAAACAATAACCCAACTTGGTTAAGAATCCGCCGTTTGTAACTGTTTTGCCACAAATAGAGGCGCCATTGGGAACATCGACAGTGACTTGTGTATCGCTGCCGCACGGATAATACTGCACGCTGAATTGTGTGTCTCCTGAATTGTTATACCATTCCTCACAAGAATCCTGTACGCTCATCGTACTGGAATAATCCAGGCTGGTGCAGCTGCTGATCGTGAATGAAATTGGAACGGAAGGATCGACGGTGTCGGGCGTGCCAGTGAAATCAATATGATCATCAACTACCTCAGCGGCCATCCAAGATGGGCCATCAAAGGCCGTAAGTGTAAATGGTGCGATACCACTGAGCGGAATGCTGAAAGCGTAATCAACATCCAAATGAGCGATTGGGAAAATGGTAGATCCTGCGAAGGCGACACACGAAACTTTGATTGTATCTGTAAAAATTTTTGTTGCTGCTGAGCAGTTTAATAATTCAATAGAAACAAGAATTTCTGTTCCAACATCGCCGGCGGCTGGTGTGCCGGTAACATTTACCGTATGGCCGGTAACAGAAGCTGAAAGCCATGCAGGCGAAACATCGCCAACAGTAATTGGGCTATCGCCACTGAGCGTGAACGAAGCGCTGTAAGCCACGCCGGCTACTGCATCAGGAAGAGACGGTGAACCAACTACATCAACGGGAATACAATAATCGGTACCATCCGCGCCGGCACCCAAATCAATGAGAGGCGCATAAACACTGTTTGTAAATGAATAACGCCACTCGAGCGGAATGTTGAAAGTTTTATCAGAGGTTTTGCGAAGCGATGTTGACTTATTGGTCACATAGATGCGCCAGTTTTTGCCAATGATCCTTTCCCAGGCAAAACGGCTCAATAAAATTTCCTGAAAAACATCCTGCTCTTTTGCGGTGAAAATAAAACCGGAATCGCCTTTGAAAGAATCTGTTTTGCTTTTGGCGGTTTGAATGTATTCTTCAGAATTTGGTGCGCCAATGATCACATTGCCACCAAACCTTTCTGAATCTGTAAACGTAACATCGGCGGTGGTTTCAATAAATCCATTGATGCGTACAGCTTCAACGCCGCCAAGTGAATTATAATAATGAAGAAATTTTGTGTTGTAAAATTTCCGGTAATCGATGTAATAAGTATAAGGGTTCACAAACACCGTGGCATGATTGGCAGCGCTGACAATTGACAGCGAATATTTGTACAATCTTTTATCAGCGTGCAGTGCATTTAAACCAAGCTGATCAGGGCCGGCCTGGATGTGATATAAAACTTTATTACTGTCAGTGAAATTGGTAATTACCTGATCAGTTGTGCCATCAATATATTCCACATCAACGATCAATGCCAGCGTAACGGTGGCCAGCGAATTGAGGAATGAAATGAAAAAAGAATCGTTCAATCCGATGAACCGGTTATTTGGCTGCCAGGTTAAAAACGGTTTGTTGGCAGCAACGTAATTGATGAAATAATTATTCCAATCCCATTGAGGTTGCGGAATGCCACCTTTTATTGCACAAATAAAATTTGCCGCATCGCTGGTGTAAGTGGCTGTGGGCGCTGCATCCGTGATGGTGGCAAATGATACATAAAATTCTTTGATGTTGCCGCCAGCTTGCAAAAGAGATCCTGCGAAATTGGGCATGGAATATTCCAGGGCAGATTCAACGATGGAAGCCATATCATAAACAACCGTTGCTGAAAGCGGTTTGATTTGCTCTTCATACAGCAACATTTCATTGGCGCCGCCGATATCTCTTTTGTAGATCCGGATCAGCAAATAACAACCGTCATCAGCATAGTTGGTGATTTCTGCAAAAGTGTACTGCACCGGGTTTTTGCTGAAACAAAATTTATATGGCCGCTGTGAAATTTTCATAATTTACGTTAGTTGTTTTGACCTACCAGCCTAGTCTTTTGGCAGTATTTTCAAAAATTGAAACCGTCTGATCTGACAGAGAAAATCTTTCTTTATTGAATTTGATACTTTTATAAATATTTCCATTATCATGCCTTTCACCAGCCGCCTTCCAATCGAAAAACATTTCCAATAAATCAAATAAATCGAACCCATTCACACCATTTTTATAGTGTTCCGGATGATGCGAATTATTTTTATAATGATGATCCAGCCCATTTTTCAACTTTTTTAAAAAATCCTTATACTCATCACTGCCGTAAGTGCTGCCTGCTAATTTTGGGGTAAATTCATCAAAGAACTCTTTCTCAGGACTTTCAAGTTTTGACTGATCATGAACATTTGCCCTGCGAATAAGTTCTGATGCAGCTTCTGTTAATAATTGTGCTACTCTTTTTATATGCAGTAGTGTGTCAGGTTTGCTATCGTATACCATTATTGAAAATTTTTAAATTATTCTGCTCGCTTTTTGCTCGTCATCGAAATAGAGATACCAACCATATTCATTTTCGAACACTGGGCCAACCATCTCATAACTAATTTTATTGAGGTCAAAATTTTGAAAAGCGCCGCAACTGCCGTTTGCTTCAAAATCATCTTTCATCATTTTTATGAAATCTTCCACGATAGAAAATGTTTGATCGTAGCATTCCTGGATGGCATCTGTAAAACCGTCGGTAACTGTGATCATTGAAACGTGCTGGATGAAAAGCCAGGCGTTTGAAAATGAATGCCTGATGTCGAGCAGTTGATTATCTGTATCTTTTAATTTTCCACGAAGCGACACGTAACCCACCGCAGGATAAGAAATATTTGCAACCGTGGCTGCGAGCAATTCTTCATCGGCATTCATCCGGAAAAAACTATTCCTGGTAACGCCATTCACAACAGATCCATACGCCACATCTGGATGATCGATGCAGAGTTGCTTCAGGTAATCTTCTTTTGATTTGAAAGTGCCCATATTTGTTGGTTTACTACAGTTAACTCATTACTTTACCTTTTAAATTATTCAGCTTTCGTAAAGTCTAAATAATATTTTTCGCCTTCATTAAACTTACCCAACAGATCAGGGTTTGTAACACTCATTGAAAGTTCTCCATAAGGCGTATATCTGGCGAAATCGTTATCTTCATTTTCGCCATGTTCGCCGTAATTATCTGCACAAACAGCAGAAAACTTTAGAAGCTCCGAAGTTTCGCCCCTCTGAATGTTTACAATTTTAAATTTTGCTCTCATGGTATTCTTAGTGGATTTTTTAAGGTCGTCCAAACCTGTATAATTTATTTTTTTGAAAGTCTTTCCAATTCCTTTTCCTCGTCCCGAATCAGATTCAATTCCAGCAATGCATTATGCAACAGCATGTCTTCCACTTTTTCTATTTCGCCGAATTTTGGGCCGGCCAGTCCGCGCATCACGGAATACATTCCCAATCCATCGCCTTCGCCGGTTCCTGAAAAAATTTCTTTATTATCATTGGCAATCTGATCGCGGCATGAATCGTAAAAAATAAGAATGGCAAACTTTACAGCCGCCGGCCACTTGGCGATCTGCTTTGCATAAAAATCAACGACATTAGAATTAAATTTTTGGCGGACGTCCCCATCTTTATCCAGCTTTTTATCATACGCTGGCTTTGACTTTCGATAGATCGTCGCAATAAGATGGGGAAGTGCGCCATAATTTTCTCCTTTTATCTGTGAATAATATTTTTCGGCAAAATGGAATTCTGCGAGTGTCATGTTATTCAATTCTTCTGCAGGGCCATAAAAATTTTTATAAACAGGAATTAAATTTTTGGTGATGCTGATTTTGTCAAAAATCCATTGCACATGCTCCAAACTGTTCAATTTAACCTCCCCAGAAAGCCGTAAAAACTTCCAGCGTGACATCCCGGCCAGAATACGCAACGCTGAGAGGCTTGCTTTGAGCGCTGTTGTGTATTCCTGGTGCAACAGTCCGGCAATCAGGATGAATTGTTTACCGGTTAACTCTTCCGGCGTTTCCGGAAGAAGAAAAGATTTGTTTTTATGGTAAATAATTTTTTTCATTTAAAAAGCATAGATGCCGGTAATGCAATCGTTTGGATCCGTGATGGCTGTTGTAGGATCCTGGTAAAAAGATGAAAGAAAATAATCGTGGAAAACTTCTTCACTGGCCAGGCTGTTGAGATAGGTTTTCGCCTTGGATAAATAAGCGTTGCCATCGCGATAGGTTTCCTGGTGCAATTGTTCCAACTGATCAGCGCCGGCATTGTTTTCACTGGCGGGTGAACGATCAGAAGAGGCAAGCTGAACGGTAAAGCCTTCAGGACGAATCTTCACCGCCAGCTTGGTGATTGCTTTGTGAATGGTAAGGTTAGCAACAGCCTTTTTAAAATAACCCAACACGGTTATTTCTTCCGGAGAAAGTGAAACCGTGTCTTTTAAGAACGCGAAGAAAGTATCGCCGATAATTGATTTTACATAAAAGTCTTCCACTTCCTGCATCACCGGTTGCAAGGCAAAAAAAGTGCGATGCGGTTGAAAAAGATAATAGTAAGAAGAAAAATCTTTGCCTGTTTTGATCAGGTTTTTATTGAGCCTGGTGAATGCATCGGAAGTTTTCCATGTAGGAAATGTGTCGGCATTAGCCATCAAATATTCAAACAGTTTTTCCAGCCCGGATAATCCTTCATTTTCCAAATGCTGGCGGGTTGCTTCGTATTGGTAGCGATACGCGCCCTGTACTTTATCATTGGTCACTGTTCGCAATCCCGATTCAGTAATGATGGTATGCATCAGTGGCAATTCTTTGTAATAAATAAGAAATGCCAGGGCCGCACGCACTTTATCTAATAACTCAGCCTGTGTAATTGGCCCGGGTGTAACCTGTGTTTGTAGGGCTGTAAACAAATCATTACCCAAAACGGGTAAGATATAATCTTCTTCAGCGCCGCGCTGCTTTGGCATGATGCCGCTGGATGTGGACGCGTTACTGATGGTAACGTATGAAGCTATTTCCTGTATGGTTTTAAAAAGAGGCATATTTATGGGTTTACTGGCGCCGTGCTGCCGCCTTTGTCAAGTGTTGTAAGGATTAAATTCGGGTAACGGAATTGAAGGTTTTTGCCCTTGTATTTATCCTGCCATCCATTGAATCTTTTGATCAGGTTGAAAACTTTGGTATTCATGCGGCGTTCAGCTTCCATCAGCATGATTTGCACCAGGTAAGCTTCGCGGATATCGCTTCCGGATCCTGCGCCACCTTCGCCGCCGCCAAATGTGTTGGCTCCCATGATGGTCGGGTTCATCATTAAAGAAAAAAGGATCTGTTTATCCCCTGCAGAAGATTCGGGCAAAAGCTTTCCATCTTTTACTTTGTCGTCCAAAACTTCAATGGTGATATCTTTTATTTCCTTTCCGGAAGGATCCATGTAAGACGAAACTGCAATGGATTTATACGCTTTGTCATTCCCGGTTAAATGCTTATTGATTTCGGCAACTTTTTCGGCAAATTTTGCTTGCCTTTCTTCTGCAGTGTATGAATTCCATTTGGTATCGGCCTTTTCAAAATATTTTACATTGATGGTGATCATGTACTTAATGCTCATTTGATTATTGAACATCGCCATTTTCATTTCAGGAACTTTGATCACCAGATCCACCCAGTCAGAAACACTATGCCAGATCGGGTGTGGGTAATAAGAACGTCCATCCAAATCGCCGCGACTAATAATTGAAAACTCAGTCGTTTTACTGCCACCTTTAATTTTATTTTGAAGATCTGTCAGCTCATTATTTTCACTGAGCATTTCGATAGCTTTATACTTATCGCTATCTGCTCCATTCACTTCACGCCAGATCGGCGAGAAGAAAGTTTTTCCTATTTCACCGGATGCGGGATCCATGACACCGAGGCGGCATTTCACTACATCATCTGTTTTGTAACCGGCAATATTCTTATGGCCATTGCCCACTGTAATTCTTGAATGTGTCCAACCATAACCAATGCTGTCACGAATAGAACGAAGAGAATTAAAGTAATCGTTGTTGAGTTCCAACCAATCTTCTATTTCTGCGTCGTATAGCCATTCGATTATTTCCTGTCCTGTCTTTGGATCGCGGCCGGTAACGATGACTGGGCAAATACCTTTACCTATTGCGATACGTGCCTTAGCGCCTATCGCTGCATTCAACACACCACTCTTGCCAATCTTCTCAGCTAATAGTTCAGGCTTCCTGTTGTCATGGCCCCAATTAACCCAGGGCTGGCCATCAATGCTGCCAACAGCGTACACCTTATTAGATGGCACAATACCTGCACGATCAACAGGATCCGGCGTTGCCATTTGATACATGGCAATGTCTGATATGGCTTTACCTTCTGAGAATATTATATCCATTACTTTACTATTGCGCCATTGAAGCGGCGGATTAATTGCACATGAACTTTGCGAACATCAACGCCTGCCTGTCCTGGGATCTTGATGTTCATAGTGCTGTTTGAAAAATGATTTGGATTTCTTTTGATGTCTGATTCCTTTTCAACATCCACCATCTTCTTAGCAGTTGAATTGGAATAATGTTTATATGCCAACTGCACTTCCTTCACAGATCCACCGGCACCCTTCACATGATCCCATGTTACATACACAATGCTGAACGGCTTGCCACTGTTCATGTAAGCAATCATGTCTTTAATGTTGATGTAAGTAGCTGCATTCACGGATATAAAAGTACCGCTGCACGCACCCGGGCACGGGGACAAGCGCACGCGCTCAGGCGCTGTGGGGTGCGCCCTGTCATATTTCTACCACTTCGACTGAACGTACAGCGGCGTTTTAGGATTTGCCGGGGTCAAGCGTCGCGAATTATACTTTTTTTTAAATGATTTTTGCTGAAAAGTAGGCGGGTCAAGGATTTGCGTTTTTAAAAATTAGACTGCAAAAAAAGATGAAAGGCATGTTATATTTGCATCTGGTGTCAACCAATATAAATCAACTAATCAAACCTGAAAGTTTTTCCGGCTTATTCTGCTCAAAATAAAGCCGGGACAAGTCAGAGAGAAATCTTTGGCGGGTTTGATTATTGGTTGCCACCATAGTCTTTACCTGTCCCGGCCTTTTTATCAGATGGGATAATTCGCAGTAAGCATCTCACATTTCCGCTTTAAATATCCGCCTTTAGTGTTTACACTCACGCCACTTTCATAGCACTTAAAATGCCATCCATGAAGCTTTGCATAACGCTGCAGTAATGGTGATGGATAAGACGAAAGCAAAAACTTTCCTTTGATTCCTGAAAGAAGAATTAAAAGGTTTTCAAAATCCTGCGCACTATAACCATTGTAATGCCCGCAATCTGAATTAAAGTACGGTGGATCACAATAAAAGAAAGAATTAACGGTATCGCGGCTCTTTATGATATAAAGCGCATCAGCACACTCCAATTGCACGTTCTGCATTCTTATTGCCATTTCTTCGGAAAACTGGCTTCGCTTGTTACTGATCTTTTTTGTTGTGGTATTTTCGCTTTTGTCATATCCCCAGGATCCATCCAGAATTGCGCAGAAGCTTTGAGTACTCAATACCCATACAGCCCAGGCCCTTTTAACTTCGTCAAACAAGTGCGGGTTCTCATAAACTACACGTGCATCTTTATGAAGTCGCCGGCTATGCAGTGTAACTTTCACCATGCTTTCTAATTCAACAAACTTATTTTGAAGCATCCGGTAAAAATTGATCAGCTCGGTATTCGTGTCGTTAATTACTTCAATTTCACTTTGAGGTTTACTGAAGAAAATTGCACCTCCACCAACAAACGGTTCTGCATACAGTTGATGCGCCGGTATAATTGGCAGAATTTTGGGAATTAGTTTTTGTTTTCCTCCATAATAGGAGATTGGTGTTTTCATGGTTTTTTTATATTTTTTAAAGTGATTGCTTATTCCACTCAAAAAATATTTTTAAACCTACCTCGTTATCGTTGTTTCTTTTTTTATCCGATCATATAATTCCTGTTGCGCATTCGCATCGCTTAAAAGCGTGTAAGCTTTCACCGGTTGATCTGCTTTTTCATTCATTGCCATGATCGCAGGAATTAAACTTGAAAGCACAGCACTATTCGTATCAACGCTGGATTTCAAATCATCCAATGTTTTTTGAATAGAAGAAATATCCTGACTGTCATTGGAAGCACTTGGCATTATTCCACCATTCGCTAAATAATTAACCCGCTCCATGGATCTGTTTATTCCTGAATAATTGATTGGCTTGTAATCGCTTCTTTGTTGCCAGTAAGGAGTGATCCGGGCGCCGTTGCCATACATGCTGGAACGCAATAACTGATCAACCAATTCTTTGTTATTGGCATAAGTTTTTTTACTCAATATCGGTTCGCCGCCTTCCATCTCACCAACCTTTTTCCCGGTGCGCGAATTGATAATAGGCATGCCACCGGCTGAATGGGAAGGCCCGTTAAACAAACCACCCTTTGCATAAGTCGGCGCTTTTTGCGAAGATATTGTGGCAACTTCGGCCGCTGTGGTTGCCACTGCTAATGCAATATTGATGGCCCGGAATGCACCCAAACTGATAATGTCTGTAAAGCCAGGCCGGGCTGCTAATGTTGAAACAATCGCCTGGGCACCGCTCATAATTGCCTGGATGATCTGGGCCTGTTTATTTCTTTCAAATTCCTTTTTCTTGATCGCTGCATCTTCCTTCGCTTTTTTATCCTGCAGGGCTTTCAACTGGCGATCATATTCTTTCTGGCTGATTAAATTCTTTGCCAGCTCACGATCCAGTTTTTTAGTATTATCATCCAGCCGCTTTTGATTATCCGCCAATTCGGCTTCATCCTGAGCATTCTTTGCTGAATTTATAGAAGAAATAATGCTGGCAACCTGCTGTACTGAATCAATAATAAACTGGGCAAATTCCAGTTTATGTTCCATCGTCACCTGGTCATCTTTAACCGTCTTATCATTCGCATCTTTATTGATCTGAACCTTTAAATCAGCGACCTTTTTGTCTATATCAGAATTTTTAACACCATAGAACTGCAAATAACCTTGTATGGTTTCCAATTGCTTTAACTGTTGCTGCAATTCTTTTTGATGGCCGGCCTGTACAATCGCATCACGGCGCTTCTGATAATCTTCCAGGTTCTTTATTTTTCCATCCTGAAAAGCTTTATCCAAAGCCAGCAATTGATTATCGGTATTGATGGAAATATTATTAACCTGATCTTTTGCCAACTGATCAGCAACCTCTTTTTGATGCTGATAATTTTTATCAATGAGATCCGTTTGCTTCTTAAATTCCTGCTCAGCAACCTGGGTATATTTTTGGCCGACTTCGATTTTAAAATTAGAAAGGGATAAAGCATTTTGCTTTTCAATATCAGCCTGCTTTGCAATTCGCAATTGCTCAATGTCTGCCAGCTCTTCCTTTGATTTCGCATTCTTTTTATCGGTCGCGATCTCATTATCCAGCGCATTTTGCTGGCCATCTTTTGTAGATTGAATCAGTTTTAAGCCGGCATCATTATAAGATTGAATCGCGGCGAATCTTTCAGCCAATGATTTGGTTTGATCATCGGCTTCACTTTTATATTTATCTTTTAATAACTGTATTTCTTGGTTGTTGGCCTTGGCAATTTCATCCAGAGCTTGCTTTCTAAATCCATCGGCCCGGGATAAAGACGCCTGCCTTTCCTGCTCCGCTTGCTTTCTTGCCTGCTCTGCTTTTTGCGCCGCTTCCTTCGCATTTTTATCCGCATCCGCCTTGGCCTGGGCATCCTTATTTTTTTTGTCAGTGTCAACCGAATCCTGCACAGTTCGTTGCGTTGCTAAAAATATTTGTCCGTCCGATAAAACCTGCGATTGTAATTGTTTCAGACGTTTTTTATTGTCCTTATCTGAAGAATTTAAGAAATCGGTGAGCTGTTGGCGGCTATTAATATAAATGGCCTTATAAGAATCTGCCAATTTCTTTTGTTCCTCAATAGTTTTAGTGCCAAGACCAGAAGCAACTTTCTCTGCAAATTTTGCCGGATCTGCTGCTGCTAATGCATCATCAAAAGGTTTTCTTAATCCGCCGCCTATGTCGCCCAATCCTTCAAAAAATGCAGACACACCCTGTAAAACTCTTTTTAAAACAGGAAGAAACCCCGTTCCTAATTCCTCTTCCAAATCTTTAATTTCCTGCCGGGTTGCAGCAATATTTCCTTGTGTGCTTTCTCCAAATGCATCACCTGCCCCGTCCACTTTTTTTGCCAGGTCATTCATTACGAGTGACAGCCTTTCGGTTTGTGTTTGCGACTGCGTAATGTTGACGCCATATTCTTTTAATTCCCGTCCGCTGCCTTCCAACGCTTTTATGATTGTAGTCGCCGCTTCATCCAGTGAGGTATGGCTTTTTGCAGCAAAGTTGATGATCACCGGCGTTAATTGTTTTATCTGCGCCTCGGTCAGTTTTCCATACGTGATCAACTTGTCAAATACATTGGTGATATCATCATTATCCAAGAACTTAAATCGTGCCGCCATCGCATTTGCAGAATCAGTCAAACGATCAAAGGCGGTAGATCTTCCGGCTTTTTCGAGCGTATTTTTAAATTGCTCAGTTATCCTATCAGCCTCCAAGGCTTCATCAATAGAATTTTTAAAAAATCCTACAACAGCTGCACCAGCTGCTGCCCATCCGACCACCGGCAACATTTCTTTAAACGCATCTTTCAATCCGCCACCTTCTTTTCTTACCGCACCTATCTGCGTCCCCAGCCGGTTCAACTCGGTGGAATATTTATTTAAGTCTTTTGTTTTTTGAATAAATCCCGGATCGCTTTCACTCATTTTTTTCAACTCTGCCCGGGTTTTTGCCACCAATGTCTGCAACTGGTTGAACGATGGTTTTAATCCTGCATCAATTTGATGCTGCACGGCCGCAATCTGATTTTTAGTATCGTTTAATTTCGATATTTCTTTCACCATGTTCTTGCCGGCGTCCTGTCCTTTTTTGATAGAAGCGGTAAGCGAGTCCGCTTGCTTTTGCAATTTTACCAACGCGTCCGATGCGGCGGCATGATCAATATAAATACTGGCGGTTTTTCTTGCTAAATCGGCCATTGGATTATTTAATTTTAAGATTATTAATTACATAAGTCACATCGTTTTCAGCGACAATTTTTTGCAGATCCGCCATGTTTAATTCGGTAGGAATATCAAACCAGCGTTTGGCGGTTCGCGGATTGCTAATCGGATGGCCACGGCCCACGCCTTTATGCTCAAATACGCCGGATCGCGGCATTCCATAACTGACGCGGATAATCGTTCCATCACGATCCTTTCTGAATTTTAAGGTGATATTGTTCTTTAGTGGTTTCGGATTGGGAGAATTCTTTGAATGCTTGATGCCAAGCGCATCAATGGTTTTCTTGATGTCATTTAAATTCTTGTGGCCCCACTCAATTATTTTTTCATTATCGTAACCGTATTCCATGCGATGTTTCGATTAAAAAAGCCCCGCTGCTTTTCACGGCGGCGAGGCTTTTGCAATTAGAAATGATACCAGGCTATTTCGCAACCTTTGGTTTTTCAATGATTTTTTCCGATGCTTCAGCTTTTGTTTTTGGAGCGATGTGCGCACCATCGGCGAAAAGCTTATCGGCGATGTTCAGCGGCACGCCACTTAATTTGCCGCGGTATTGAATGGCCACGGTAACAACCGGATCTGCATCACCGTTGGTATTCTGATATTTTTTTTCGACGTCCGGATTTAAAAAAAAAGCCATACTGATTTATTTTTTTAAAATGGAAAAATGAATTTTTTGTTTGCTTACTATGGTGCAGGCACTGGTTTTTCAGTGATGGTGCCGCTGTAGAAATATTTAGCTTTTGACACCAGGGTGATGGTATATTCTTTCAAACCTGCTGCAGTGGTTTTGCCATCAAAAGCAATAGATACTTTAACCGGCACACATTCATCGCCCAATTGAACGTAAGGATTTCCTTCCAGGCAGGCACTGTCTTTTAACAACCAAATATTGGTCGCATTCAATTGCTCAGTCACTTCCTCCTGTGTCATCGCTCCATCGCCTAACAGTCCAAAGGTTGATGTCCATTCCATTTCGTTACTGCCGGGATCACCGGTTGTAGCGCCTGTAATGGTAACGCTGTCAATCTTACAAAGCCAACTGATGAACCCTTCATCCGTAGGGAAGGTGTGTGCGGTGGTGATCTTAAACTTATCACCTAATGCTGCCGGGGTTGGGGTTGGAACCTGCACAGCAGTGAAGGTATCCACCGGTGCCCAGAATACCACATTCTTATAACCGCCTTTAGTGCTTTCCTGGGTGCTTTTATCGAATTTTTTATACAGATTTAAACTTGCCATGCTGTTTTTTTATTTTAAATTTTAAATGATTCGAAAACTTTTCAAACCTTCAACCATCAACAATCAACTACGAACCTTTCCGCTTCGTTATACCGGTATTGTTTTTCACCAAATGTTCCAGCAAATCTTTGTTGGTGAGCGCTTCTTCTGCAGTGATTACCGCGTGACCGTCCAACGGGTTGGTAAATTGCGGCACTACAAATACATGATCTTCGCCATCCACTTTAAAAGACTTGGAAGGAATGCTCGCTTTCTTTTTTTCTTTCACAGCAGGCAAACTTTTATCGCCTTTTTTGCTCAATAAAATTTCCTGCTCTTCAATGGTGTTTTGCAACTGAACATTGATTTCATTCAATTCCACGATTGCAGCTTCCTGCTCTTTTATTTTTGCTTCCAACAAAGCAACTTTTTCTTCAGGTGTAGCGCTTCCGGTTTCTTTTGTAGCCTTTGCCATAATTTTTTTTGATTTTATAAAAGGTGGCCGTTTTTACCGGCCACCCGGGTTTTAAATTTTATTTAAAAGTTACTGCCCACCGAGGGTTGTTCACTCTAAGCATTTGAACTTACAACTAATGCATCCAAATCGGCAATCTCTAATCCTACAGGCATTTTCTGACGAACTTCAATTATATCCCTGCGAACTGATGCAGATACATCAACATTATCGCCATCAGTGCCCATGCATAGGTTGTTGTCAATGGTTGCAATCAGCCTTCCGGATGTGCCCATCCAGCTAACCGGTTGCAAAAAGCAATTTTGATTGTCAACACGATACCTATTGGTTGCATCGGGAAGGAACGCGTAAGCGTTGGCTGCTTTGTATCCTTTGGCATACCAGTCAAAAGAGGTATAGGAGCAGAAAATTCTGTATCCTTTTTTACGCATCCACACCGGAGCGGCTGCAGTGATCACACCAACAGCAGCGAGTGCCGATGCACCGTCAGTGATGGCGGTAGTGGTTTTGGCCACCAAATTTGAGGCGGCGATTTCATTCGCGATAATAGTGCCCCATCCTGTAGCAATCGTTGCTGCAGTCGTTCCTGCGGCATTGTAGCTTCCCAAATAAAGCGTATTATCATTAATGTTTGCCAGGTATTCCTCGGCCACAATTTGATTTATATAATCTGCAAACTGCTGAGCGCCGGGTTTCCACTTTGCCAAATAAGTATTGCGCCATTGTTCCGGCTCCACGTCATAATCCCATTTTGATTGACGAACAGTAAGTGTTCGATCTGTAATTGCAGCCGGAGTTGTTACATCATCCTGTGCACGGTAAGGACGAGGCCCGCCGCTCACACTTGCTTTCGGTAGCACAATGGGCGTTTTTACATTTTTAAAAACCAAAATACCCTGATCACTCAGGTCTAATTGGTTAATATTTTTACGGAAAATCTTTCCTCCAAACTCATTAAATGAGCTGGATAAGGCTGATAAATCGGGAGTGGGCATGGTGTTTTATAGGTTTAAAAAGGTTTTTAAAAGGATTGATTTTGATTTTAATAAAAATATTTTTTATTCCCATTCAGCAGCAAGCTTTGCAGCTTCTGCATCTACACTGGTTAAATATTTTGCTTTTGGATCCGGATCTGCATCTTTGGTTGCAATAGGATCAGCAACCACAGGCGCTGGCTTTCCTGTATATTCCGCAACGGTCGCATTCAATGCCGTGATTGCAGTTTCTTTTTCAGCTACTGTTTTTTCCAATTCAGTCACACGGGCTGTGGCGGTTGCCAGGCTGGTTTCTGCTGTATTCAATGCCACGATGCGTGCATTGAGAGTTGTCAGGTTTTCTTCTTTGATAGCAAAGCCTTGTTCAATAGGTTCCAGGGCTTCCACTCCGGCGGCTGCCAATACATCTTTAAAAGGAAATTCTGCGGCGGTCGCAATATTTTTTGTAGCGCTCATGGTATTTTTATTTTGATTTTTTTTAGATAAATAATTTGCACGTTGTACGATTTTTTCAAATGGCATGATGCCATCGATCAACCCGTTTTTCTTTGCGTCCGTTGCGATGAATGTGCCGCCGGTTAATACTTTATCGCCTGCTTTCAACTTATCGCCACGGCCTTCTTTTACCGCATCCTGGAACATCTGCGCAACAGGATTCAGGTACATATCTTTCAGGATCTGCACATCTTTGAATTCTGCATTTTTATCAGGAGAAAGATCACTGACCACATCAATGATATCATTGCTGGCGGTTGCCGGATTTTTCAATTTTGCCATTACACCTATACAACCAATCTGATCGGTTTGTGAGGTTGCATAAATCTCTGTGCTCTGCGAACCTACCCACACACCTGCGCTGGCCATTAAGCCACTCACTGCAGATAATACCGGTTTCTTTTCTGATGCAGCTTTCACGGCATCAGCAAGAATTGCGGTTCCGTCTACCTGGCCACCGGGTACGGATTCCCAATAAAGAATAATAGAAGATTTCGAAGGGTCGGCAGATGCCTGGCTAATAGCTTCGCTAAGAGAACGTGTTCCCATGCCTCCGCATATATCTGCTTTTGTCATGGCTCCATTAATAGGAATGAGCGCGATGTTGTCAGGAACATCCGGAAGCGCGATTTGAGAAAATAAACCGGTGCTGATTACATTGCCTGCTAAATATTCTTTGGCAGCTTCGGCGTAAGCCTGGATAGATGATTCAGTCATCATCCAGTTATCACGAAGAATAGAAAGTACGGTACTTATTTTCACGATACAAACTTAGAGCGGTGCGAAAAAGCGAACGGGGACAAGCTAATAAAGAGGCTAATTAACTTCCAAAATTTTCACAACGAAAGTCTTGGCCGTGTCGTTATTATTTACAATTTCCACGGTTGCGGCCGTGCCGCGGGTTGGCTTTTGCTGCCCCTGGTAATAACTGTCATGCGGCTGAATAGTAACGCTGTCAATCAGGATGATGCCCTGATCGTCAAATTGTAATTCCTGGCTTTTTTGTTTGCAGGAAAATAACACGATTAACATGATGAGCAGTAAGGTGCAAGCTGCGAATAAATTTTTCATGGATTTATTGATTTTAAATTCTTAAATATTGACTGTCTTTTCCAGGCAAATAATCACTGCAATTGTGTTTTTCCAGCAATTGCCGCCACGTATATCCAAAAGTCATTTCGAAATGCGGGTAATCTTTGATTGACCGGAAATCACCGCCCCACGCGAAGCCTTTTTCTTTGAAACACTTTACCACCAACATCCAGTTATAATCTACCGTCCATTTCGGCAAGCCATTAACCTGGATAACAAAATCCAAAGCCAATCCGTAATTATGAAAAGAAGATCCGCCCGGCGCGTTGGTTACTTTTTCATCCGCTTCATCAATTTTTCCATCGCCATCATTATCAATGCCATCGTGTGGCTGATTAAAAAGTGCAGTGGATCTTTCGAAGCTTCGCAAAGTTTCGGTGATGAACGGATGAACATTCGTCGGCGTAACTCTTACTGCTTCGCGGTAAGCTGCGATGGCAAGATCGCGGACTTTGGGATGTAATAATCTCAATCTATTTTCAGAAACGATATCTGTCATAATCAGTGTATTTGAACGTGATGAAAAAGCCAAATGATGGCTTTAATAATTTCATAGATCCCGAAGAATAAACCCACAGCGGCAAGAATAAACAGCAATCGCCAAAACCAATTAGGGCCTAAATTGAAACTATACATACTATTATTTTTTTGCTGTCGTACTGATCACGCCGCCGGTTATTCCCGCAACGGTGATCCATTGACAAGGTGCGTTTAATACTTCAGGCAACACGAATCCGCCAACGCCATTCGCGGCCAGCAATGCAGCGGCTATCGCGGCAACGGTGATGCTTACAGTTCTGATCACTTTGAACCATTGCGGCGTTTCTGCTTTCAGTCGCTCGTAAAGAGTGCTGTTTTTAAGATTCATTTTTTTATGACATATTTTATTGCCGCGGCAGCTACCAAAAAGAGAACCACAGCGCCGACGATTTTGATTAAAATAGGTGTCGGTTTTTCTTCTTTATTTTTCAATGATTCTTTAAACATTAGCTTCAAAGAATCGTATGATCGCTTCCAGGAAGAATCGGAAGTGTTTTTTTGCTTTTCCTGCTGATAATTACCGCGCTCACTAATCACAGCGGCGAGCCGTGAATAATCAAATGCTGACGGTGAAGGTTTAGAGCTGATGCCGGTATCGCGATAATAAATCAGTGTTTGTCTTTCATAACCGCCGGTTGTTTTTTCCGTTGATTGTGATTTTTTTACAGATCCGGAATCAACTTTATTTGTTCGTGTACTGTCAACGGACAAAGTTTTTTTGCCTTTGGTGATATTGCATGAACTGGTGCACATCAGCACAACCAGTCCGATAAACAGTACGACCAGGAAGCTTAAAAAGCTATAATAAAAAGGTTTGCTATTCATTTTTTTTTAATTTTCGCCGAGATAATTTGATGGCATAAAAACCAGCCACAATTGACACCGAAAGGCTTATTATTTTAAGCCAAAACAGCGCGTCATCATAAGTGAAAGAAAAAACGGTTCCCAGTATGGAAATAAAAGTATAAGGCCCGGAAGATGGATACGAGTTATCAGGTGTCATTGTTAGATTGGGTTTCACAAAGGATTAAGGATTAATAGGTAAATTTTATCACTACGGATCCGATCAGGATGCCAGCGTAGGCAATCCATTTGATGCCTTTCATTGTTTTGTCTGTTGTGGATGTAGATCCGTTATAAAACCACGATGTTTTTAAAGCGATTTTATTAATGAGAATATCCCACAGAGGCATACATATAGCGCCAGCCAACAACAGATCATCCAGAGCAAAATTTATATAATTTGCTACCACAAAGGCGCCCGGAACCATCAGCCGCATCAACAATCCGTATTTGTGCCACTGGCCTTTCGACTTTGCCCAGCCTGCTTTTTCATCTTCAAACTGATATTTTGTGTATAGCGCAAAAACGAAGGTGAAAGCAATGTTGTAGATGTAAAAAATAGCGGTTAGCATAGCGGTTTTAATGATTAAAGTTTTAAAATCAGAATTTCTTTTTGCCCTTATGATAATTCAGTGCGAAAATGACGCCTGCGATCACGAAGCTTACCACGCCAATCACAATATGATTTCGTTGAAAAAAATTGTTGTGGAAATAAGCAAGCCTGGTTACACACAATAAAAAGAAAAATGCCAATCCGATGAATAATCCGATATAGGCCAAAGTAGGAATGCGTTTCATGATGAAATTATTTTGAGTAAAAATTTAGAAATGTAAAAGTTGAGATATTTTTTTGTGTAGGGGAGGACAAGATTTTACAGTGTTGTGAGGCTTTGCTTACCCGGTTCGATGGCCCGGATGGTGTGTTGTTTTTGAATCGTATTCAGCAGCCAGTTTAAAAGTTTCCCGATGAAAGAAAGTGTGCCCGATTCATAATTTTTCCCGATCACGCTGCTGATCACTTCATCTTCATTTCCGAATTGATAACCGGTTGATTTGATTAAAGTGGCATTGAAGAGGCGGGCGCAAACAACGTTTCCGAGTTGATCAATGCCTAAGCAGGTTTTGAAGAGGAATTTTGCGCGGGCTGTGTAAAAAAGCGACATAATAAATCCCACTGGCAACAGAATTATTGCCAGCAGGATTGCAAATAACAGTGCGGCTACATACTTCATTTTGCGGCTTTGATTACTTCTAAAATCTGGCCTTTTACGAAGATGTACATATCTTCATTGTCGGTGATCAGTTTTTTCAATTCTTCCAGATCTGCATCGTCCAGAATTAATGGATCTCCGACCTGCAATGTTTTGTGCCAGCCGAATAACTTTAATGTTTGCCCTTTGCTTCTGCTGCCGATATATTCTGATAATACTGATGCAAGGGTTTGTTCTTTAGAATCTTTTCCAGTCAAATCTTTTAAAGGAATGTTGAAATTTAATGTTGTCATATTTTGATTTTGATTTTACTTTTTAAGAATTCCAATCCGCCTGTAAACCATACTGGCGAATCATTGCATGTACATTTACCTGCTGAGTTTCAGCTACATTGTTGAACCAATCATATTGGCCAATATAATCGCCTGGATAATTCCCTTCCGCATCTGCTGTAAGGATTGCTCCGGTATTCACATCTACTATTGTGGTATTATCAGCAATGCTTTCTTTTGAATAAGGAGAAAACCCTTTTACATCAATCAAATCCGGATAGCTGACAATCCAGGAAAGCGTCAGATATTTTGCCAACTGGTTGTAAGTCATGGTAAACAGTTTCGCTTTACGTTTTAGCGATAATTGTTCGTTTACTACAAGATCAGGAATATCAATTTCGATATCTACTGGAGGTATGGAGATGAGTGCCATAGTTTTTTTTATGTTGTTGTCATTAATTTATAAACAGTGCCTCCGATATTTACAGAGATGTAACCATCATTAGTGAAAGGTGCTCCACTGGTTACTTTAGAAGTTCCATCCGCTGCATAAAGAAAATTTTGCCATGCTGTCCCGTTGTATCCTCCCCAGCATTTAACAGTGCTATCATAAACTTGCAAGGCTTCTGCCGGTGTTGCAATAGCGTTTTTTTGAGTTGCCGTCATGTGTGGTTCAAGAAATCCTTGCGTGGTGCTCCTTGCTTCAAGTACTGCTGAAGCTGTTATGTTCGACGATGTTCCAGCTATGATACCCTTTACTACTGATAGACCAAGTGTTGTTAAATTCATCTGTACATTTGCAGAAGTAGTTTGCAAATCTCCTCCATAAGTCCATGACCAACCTGTATCTGCCGTTTTTGCAAAATACTGCACAGAACCCATACCTGATATAAGTTGATAACCTACTCCAGTATTATTAGTGGCTCCAAGAGATCTGTAATAAATTCTTGGTATATTAAAAGCTCCGTCCGCTTTAAATAAATTAGCAGACAGGGTTCCAGAAATATTTAAGTCTGTTACTCCAGAAAGTGTTCCACTAATAGATATATTCCCGGCAACGTTTAATCCTGAACCACCTAAAGACATTAAATCAGTCCCAGAAATTCCTCCGGAAATCCATCTAAAAGGAGCATTATTAGTACCTGTAAAAAATCCCATACCATACCCGGATGTTAAACCAATCCCTACGCTTGAGCTTACAAAACCTATATTTCTAAAATAAATATATTCTTTTGAAGGAGTATTACCGTCACCCATTATTATTGCCTGAGCGGCAGTAGTGACAGTGAAAGCTTTTATATTGTTAGTTTTAACAACAAGGTTTCTTGCGTCTGTAGTACCTATAAAATTTGTTGTGCCACCGTCTGTCCCTGCGTTGCCTGTTATTGCCCATCCTGTTAATACGCCCCAGCTGGCTGTAGTACCATCGTTAGTTAAATATTTTCCTGATTGCCCTGTCATACTTGGTAAAGATGTACCTCCACTTGCCGCTGCCCATATTGGTATGCCGCCCGCCAAGGTTAAAACATATCCATCTGTACCGGCTGCTAATTTTGCCAGCGTGTTTACTGCACTTGCATAAATAATATCTCCTTTTGCATAAGTAGAAAAACCAGTTCCGCCATAGCCGGATGCAATTGCGGTTCCCTGCCAGGTACCGGTTGCAATGGTGCCTAAAGTTGTAATGGTATTTTGGCCAACATAGGCTGCAGCAATATCAATCACTCCGGCGGTAACGGAAATTCGGCCAGTAGTACCTGAGACAGAGCTTCCTGTTGGTGCATCAACCCATGCTGTGTCATAATCTGTATTTGATGCTTTAGCAAGTATTTGATTGGTAGTACCGCCAACAGGAACACCAACGCCGTTAGTTCCGTTAGTTCCGTCGGTTCCATCAGTGCCAGGTACACCTTGAACACCCTGTGGACCTTGTGGCCCTTCTGCGCCCTGCAAGCTTGTCAACCATTCCGCTTCAGTTCCAACAAAACCATTGTCAACAGCGATTTGATAAGCTGATTCGCCATCTGCACCGGCAGGGCCTGGTGTCAATTCAATATCATTAATTAATTGCTCTGTTTTCTCAGAAGAAAAAACTTTATCATTCGCCGGCACAGCATCATCAATAATAGATGCAGCATTTGCTTTATCCGCAATTTTCTGAACAGTGGTTCTTCTATTGGCACCGCCCTGGATAACAGGAACTATTTCAGTTCCATCCAAATCGTCTGCAGCAGTAAAATTTGAAACTTTTGTTGCCATTGTATTTTATTCAAGTTCCCAATAGTCATTATTATTTGAAATCGTTTGTCCACTGAAATCAACATATCCGCTTTCGTTGCCATTAAATGAAGGCAGCACCAATGCTTTATTTACCTGGTCGATTGCAAATGAAATGGTATTCAGCGCGCCATTACTATTCGTATTGCCACTGTCAAAATTCCCGGTGAAATCTGCACCTACTTCATTATTACCAATCACCACAAAAAAGCCTGTAGATCTTAACTGGCCCACAATCATATATTGACTGTAGCCCATGTTATCAATGTTCACACGCGCTGCAGGAATATCGCCGGCATAAGCGCAACCGACTTTTATTTCATAATAAGGCCCGGAATTACTTGTTTTTAGTGTTTCAGTAAATCCGAGTTGCGCATCAGGAACCGGCACCGGGCCTCGCCACGCCTTGCCGGCCTTTAAAACAATTTCAGTTTTCAATACCTGGTTTGCCGGATTAATAACGGGCATAGATTCAACTTCTTCGATGGGAATAAACCAAAATTTGCAAAAGCCGCCGATCACCGGCAATCCTTTTATAAAATTGGTAACTCCATTGTAAGAAGTTTGATTCATGCAGCTAAATTACCGGCAGGAAAAAAGGAAGTAGGGGACAAGCAAAAGATGAGTTTTTGTTTTATTATTGGTTTATTATACGTTTGTTTTATGCGGGGACACTTGCGCCTTATTTTTTTTAAGATTTTCCCGGTACCGGTACTCAGCTTTCTTTAAAGCGCCATGCGTAATATCTTCATCTATGATGATATTATATTCTTCGCAAAAATCTTCAATAGCCTGGTTGCGGCTGAATCCTACACGCGTATAAGTTTTGCAGCGAAAATTAATTTCTTCAATGATTTTATCTTCAAAAAAATCATTGATCAGTATGGATTTTGAAATGGGAATGGAAAAACCGGTTTTGTAAAAAGTATCTTCATTGCTCGGTAGCAAAACAATGATCTGATCAGTAAGCAATTCGTATCTTTTTTGCAGTAAATTCAGTTTCTTTTTATACCACGGCGACGATTGTTTTTCCAGGCATACATAAATATAAGAGCCGAGGGTGCTGCCGTAGCCAATTTTAATCTGGCCCGGATATTTGGCTTCTATGTACTTCCGCACATAGGTTTTTACAGGAATTGGTAATTTGATATAACGCAATTAATTTAACGACGGTTCGCCTAATATAAGGAAAAAAATTGAAATCTGAATTATTTATTTGCTTACTAATGAATAAGGTGTGAATCGAAAATCAGTTGATCGTTTTGGTAGATCTTAAACCATTTCGATTTCTGTTTATGGATTTCTCTTTGATCTATAATTAATTTTCTTCCAGCCTCTAAATTATCAATATTCCATTCCTGAGAATTGGTACCTGCTGTTTCGGAAGAATGTTTCGGTACCGATTCAATTTTTATTATTTCCATATTTACATTTTTACTTTTTTATAATAATACACTGCAATCTTAGTGTCTGCCTGCGTTTGCGGATGCTGTTCCAACCACCAAAGACACCATTCGTGTGCCTCCATTCCGGTGGCGGGCAAAGTAGCAATTGAAGGCATTCGATTAAAATCAAAACGTTCAATATCTACGATCTTCGAATAAAATTCCTGATCACCATTTTTTGTATAATAAATCCTTTCCAGGTCAGCTTCTGTTGGCCGGTTTGCCGGCGCAAACGTGATATAAACAAATGCGTCGCAGCCCAGGCAGTTGTTGAAATTTTTAAGCGGAAGTTCTTTTGCTTCCTGAATGAGACTTTTTTCCATCTTTATTTTTTTATTTTATAAATATTACTGACAAAAAATCATGCGTTACAAACGTTACATTTTACCGAAAACCTTTACCAGCCTTGTAACAAGCGGTTTGTAACAAACTTGTAACGCCATGTTACAAATCCCGTTACGTTTTGTAACAAAATCAATTCCTTTGAGAAGTAGCGTTACAACCTTAAATCCTTTACCATATTGATTTTTATTGAATTTGAAATAAAGATGTAACGTTTGTAACGCTCTAAAACCAGATTCAAAAAATGCTTTCTTAACACTCATATTGCCATTTCTTTCTATTTTAAAGCCTGAAAAACAGAAATTTTTGATTTTTCCACGACTACTGTCGTTGCCACGAAGTAGCGGCGCTTCTTTGAAATGTAGGGTAGTGGCTGTTGTAACGCTAAAATGAAGGCGCTGAGAATCGCGTATTTCAAAACAACCGGACACTTGTGCTGTATATTTAAGGTGTAAAGCCTTCATTTGGTAATTATTTTTAAGTGAATTCAAAATGATCGTTTCTTTTTTCAATTTTTGCTTTAAACGGAAATTCATTTGTCGGCACGCGCTGTATCATATCGATGAGAAATTTAGATCCGGAAAATATCACACGCATCGAATTATCAATTTCTATTTGTAATGTGAGACACTGCGTGTTTTCTTTTTTCTTTGATGGGCCAACGGAAAATTTATGAACAATAACTTCCCTGTTTAAAATCCTGTTGATATCTATACTATTTCCTACAAAGCCTGTCATGGCCGGCTTTATACCAAAGTCTTTAAATTGCTTCATGTAATAATTTTTTTATTAAATGCCGGGAATTGCAATGGCTGGCCCATCCCATATAACTTGCAATGGAAGAGTTATTTTTATGCCTGGCCAACATCCTGGCAAAATTTTTCTTAATGCTTTTTCTAAGCAGAATTTTTTCGTGATAAAACCGGTAACCAACAAAATCAATTCCACGGCTGGCCACCGGAAACACCTGGTAATTTTGTTTTACAGTAAGCTTTAATTGCTCGCTGAAATATCTTTTTATTTCGGTCAGCAATTGATGTAAATGGATCTTATTATCGGATAAGATTACTATGTCATCTGCATATCGGGAATAATATTTTACGCGGAGAACTTCTTTGATGTAATGATCAAAATAAGTAAGATAGAAATTGGCAAAATACTGGCTTAGATAATTCCCGATCGGAAGACCAGGAGCGCTATCAATAATTTCATCCAACAGCCACAGCAGATCCTGATCCTTTATTTTTTTCCGGATCAATTGTTTTAAAATGCAATGATCAATGTTTGGATAAAACTTTTTTACATCCAGCTTCAGGCAATATTTTGTACCTGGTACATCTTTTAATGATTTAGCAACAGCATTGGCGGCAGCATGAATCCCGCGTTTCTTAATGCAGCTGTAGGTATCTGCTGTAAATACAGAAACAAAGATTTCTTCCAGGACATTCATTATCGCATGATGAACGATCCTGTCCGGGAAAAAGGGAAGCCGATAAATTTCTCTTTCTTTAGTCTCAAAAATTTTGAAAACATCGTATTCAGATGTGCAATAAGTTTTGTTGATCAGCATTTTCCGAATGGCCATTATATTGGCTTCCGGATTGCGATTAAACAGTTTAACGCCGTACTGCATGCTTTTGCCTTTGCCAGCTTTTTGTGCAGCCAGTGTGAGGTTTTCAATGCTGCAAATTTGTTGATATAAATTTCCGATCCGTTTCAATGTTTTGCTTTTTTAAAATTCATCTTCGCTACTGCTACCAATGAATTCTATAGGTGAATCTTTTTTTGCCAAGAGGCAGGGCCTGTATCGCTTTTTTAAAAACCAGCATAGGTGAGCGCTGACATTCGAGTTCGAATTCCAGTTATCGTAATCGTTATACGACAGGCTGAACCCTGAAAACACCAGCCCAATGCGATACACAGCCTTAAATTTTTAGGTTAATAAATGATGGTCAATGTGTAAGGCCAAAAAGTGCTTCCCGAAGAAAATCGCCGTGTCCCGGTTTTCGAAGCAAAGGCGAGCGCCGACAACCGAGCACGAATACCAGACAACGTAAGCGCCACACGACAGGCCGAACCCCGAAAGCCTTTGTTCATCAGCTTCCACAAGAAACACTGCGAAATATTTATAGTCGCGGGTGTTGTAATTAACATCTTTATTCTCCCTTAAAGCATCTGCGATGACGCTCAATTTGTAATCAGCAATTAGCCGCTTCTGATGCCTTTCCGGAAGGTGATTAACAATTGGTACGTTTATAGGATCGTTACCAGTTGCCGCACAGGCATCTTCGAACGAAAGGACTTCCGGCACCAGCTTGTAATCAACGCCGTACGTTTTGCATAGCTCTTTAAATTTTGTACTTTTTTTCATTTTGTTTTTATTTTTTGGTTTGATAATAAGTTGCATAGATCTCAATGAATTTTTTACCTGCATCTATCGCCAGACTTGAATTTTTAAAGCAAAGGCGAGCGCCGACATGCGAGCCCGAAATCCAGCCATCGAAATCGCCATACGACAGGCCGAACCCCGAACCTGGTGTAATTTCAAACCAGGGATAATACTTGATTTGCTTGGTGTTGAGTGGATCCAACTGGTCACCTTCGTTATACACTTCCGCGATCAGTTCTATCTGTTTGCGGGCAATATCATCCGGCCGGTCATCCGGATTAATTAAAGAAGCCATAGTGCGACCACTGATAGCCAGGATGTCATCGAAAGTTTTTACTCTTTCAGTAATTTTTTGAGTAAAAAAACCAGCCGGCCATGATTGTTCCAGGATGGTTTTAAATTCAGGAATTGCTTTTGGATAAAGCTTCCTGGCTGTGTTGTCGTCAAGTTTTAATGTTTGCATGATTTTGTTTTTTAATGATTGTATTTATTTAAAGTTTGAAAATATCCGCTGTTAGAATATTCTGACGGTGGCCGCTCAAATTTCTTCTCCTTTCTTTCTGTTGGAATGTACTTTTGTGGCGTCCTTTTTTCTTTTCTTGGCCCACGGCCATATAATTTTGCAGCCTGATCGTACATGTCGATGGCTTCGCGCTTATCGCAGTTATAGTTGGCCATCACATCTTTTAGCGTGGCGCCTTTCTTAACTGAATTCCAAATGATTTTTAAAAATTCTTCTTTATAAATTGGCATAACTTTATTTTTAAAAAGGATCTTCTTCTGTTGATACGACTTCTTCCTGCGTGGCAAACGATGCAACCTTCATCCGGTAATCGTAATAAAAATATTTCTTCACGTTTTCGCCTTTCTTCATCACTTTTATATTGTCAATATGATATCCGATATCATTATGTCTCCGGTCAATCGTATAACTCTCCGATGATCTTCCAGCAAACCCGATGTAAGTAACTTTTGAACACCATTCGCGAAACTGATCCAGTGTGATAGTGAATAAAATATTCCTTCTTTTCGCATTGGATCTAAGACTGGTAAAAGCATATTTCACTGGATCCTGCATTCTTGATTTTTTGCAGCGGCAGGAAGAGCAAAGCTTCCGACCTCCATAGGTTTTGTTTTTGCAAAACTTTGTTGCACAAATGCCAGGTTTAATATTTTTCTTTAGTTCCATTTTTTAAAAAGGTTGATCATCAGCTTTTAAAGTTTGCTGACCATTCATGCTCATAGAATTGAGTAAAATATCTTCCGGGCTTACGATCACATTATCTTCATCCTTCACAAAATCTTTGCGGTGGAAAATGAAAGGACGGCCGTGGCCCGAAACTTCGATGCGCTTTGTATCTTCTTTGCCGTCAGTTATTATTTTTTCCATGCGGGGATAAGTGTACCGGGCCACGGTGTGATATTTTTTTATTTTACCCAAAGCCAGGTAACCGGCTGCATCCGGATATTTTACCTCTGCAGCTGCGATGGCTTCTTCTTCTGTTTTATATTTTTTCGGCAGGCCTTCCACTTCAAAAAGATGGTACGTGTCGCACTTTAAATTTTCTTTAATGATGCGGCTCAGATAATAGCGTTCGTACCTGGTGCTGTTTTTAAAAATTTCTTTATGCACTTCGTCGGTTGTCATCCAGATTTCGCTAACGCCGGTATCCAGGAATAATTCTTTCAGATAATGGCGCATTTCTTTTTCGACTTGTGGCTGGCTGTACGCGATCACTTTGCTCAGCGCATCTGTCTTTAATAATTTCGGATGAAACCACATTCTGTTTTCCAGCTTTGTGGCTAATTTTCTATTTTGAAGAAAAGAAAGAAAGCTGCTCATTTCCTCTTTTATCTGATCCAGGATCGTTGGATTTTCCTGCGTTAGTACCGGCACTTTGATTACCCAATATCTGATGTCATCATCGGTTGCATGAATGAAAGAATCTTCATTGTTGGTGATCAGAACAAACTTTATAAAACAGTCGAGCTCTACCTGGCCACGACCTTTTGCATTCATGAAGATCTTTCTGGCCGTGGATAGGTTTTTTATTTTTTCAACGACCTGTTGTTTATCAATTTTCGTTTCATCGCAGACTACTACTGATTTGGTGGCCCAGTGTGCATTAAAATCAGATTGCAGATCCGCATTGCCAACAATCGCGGTATTAGCTCCAAGCATCATCCGGAGAAAGTTTGCAAATGTTGATTTACCGGTATTGTTTTCCCGACTTACCAGGCACACAATCGGCAGCTTTTGTTGCGGTTGTTGATAAAGCAGCTGCAGGTAATCCAATGCGAGATCGATAGTTCTGTATTCCAGCTTTTCTTTGGTTTCAGAATCGTTATAGGAAACAATCTTTTCACCAAATAAATGCCTGATAAAATTCATGATCGTTGGGCAATCTTCTTCCGTGCATTTTTCTTCATCAGGAATGAAATCCAAAGGCGAATAAACATTAAAGCAGTTATGAATTACCTGTTCAAAATTGAAGTGATCAGGAACGTTGCAAAACGCTTCGTATTTAGGAATGAACTTGGTAAACTTTGCGCCGTGATCATCTGTGATCGTTCCCTTTTTTCTTGAATGAAAAGTTCTTTCAAGCTGCTTATATTGATTCGGCATTTGTACAAACTTGAAATAATCATCGCCACACCGGAAGTACATTTTTGCAGCGCCAGGGATCTTCACGTCACAATCGCCGGTTGTTTCGTTGTACTGGTATCTTGTGCCATTGTAAATAAATTCTTTCCCTTTCAATTCGGGCCGGCGCTCTACATGGAATAAATAAAAATCTTTCACATCGCGCAAATGAAAATGCGTGTATGCTTTTGAAGTGGAATATGTAACGTTGAACTTTTGAAAATAATTCCCTGGCTGCATGCTGTGCAGATCCATCATGATCTCACTTTTTTCGTCAGCAAGCGTGATCAGCAAATCATCAATTCCTTTTACATCTTCGCGAAAAACTTTGCCCGGATGGTTCGAAAGAATATTGTCTGTATCGATGTGAAAGAACCATTTTTCCAGATGCTCAAAATCATCAAAAACAGTTTTGAAAGTTGAAACGGATGCAAAAAATCCTTTCGGCCTTTTTGATAGATCTAAACCATCAGTTAATTCTTTCTGCGTGATATCAATCGCATCGCCATCAGTCAGCCAAACCACCTTTTTGATTTCGCAGGTTTCGATCAGTTTTGCAATATCCGGATGAAGCTTTCCGGTCTCAGCATTCTTCATGTGTGTGATGCTGCTGAGGCCCACAATGTTTGCACCTTGTAAGCTGGCAAACCAGGCTTTGAAATAGCCTTCCACCAGGTAAAGAATATTGAACTTTTCTTTTTTGTCGTACCGATCAACCAGCGCCGGCGGAAAGAATGGATGAGTCCCGGCGCCCTTCGGCAATTTATATTTCATAACCGACCCATCCGCCCGGGTTACCGGATTTTCGAGCCTTATAATTGAAAATTTTTTCTTCGCTTTCGTACCTTCCTTTGAATAGGTTATTGCAAGTCGATCCAATGTATAGACAGCGATTTCAATCCCTTCAGGCACCTCTTTGAAAATGGGCACATCGACCAGTACCTCTTCATGCGAATCTTTATTATTTATATCATTTTGCCACAGCGAGATCTTATTATTCTCATTCGTTACACCTAACGAATCCAAGCGCTTGTGAAAAAATGATTGATTGTTTTTTTCTTCTGACACGCTTTATTTTTTATAATCGATTTGAGATTTGTTTTGGATTGCTTCGCGGTGATTTTGCGGTTTGATCAGCGATCGTTGTGTTAAAAAATATTCATCATATTTATCAGCCAGGGCAAAAAATTCTTCTTCGGATGCTACATCTTTCACCTGGTAATATCTTCGGCTGTCATCAGGATTAAATACTTCACGTCTGATCTCGACCTGCCTGGTAATGAGTCCGGATTCTTTTTTGTCGCGTGAAGAAAAGCGCACTGTTTGTCCTACAAGAGTTTGCATGGTTTGTGGTTTGAGTTAATAAAATAGCGATATCAACTACGCAGATTTTATCTGCGATAGCAGTTCAAAAAATTGATGATGGAGTTCAATTAAGGTACCGGGTGGGGTACGAATGCCTTGTAAATCAATACTTTACAAGGCATTTTTTTTGCTGGGGTACACGTAGGGGTACATTTGGCGTTAATTTCGTTAATAATTCAATAAAAAATTATTTGCTGTATGCCTGTATGAAAGAGGCAAGACTTTTGACATTTTCTTTAGTAAGTAAATACTCTAATATCGTAATCTAACTTTTTAAATTGACTTAGATTAATCTAACTATAGTTTATGTATTTGGGCACATGGGTTAATTACTTAGATTGAAGGGGTGTAAGAAAAAAGGGGAATTCAAAACTGGTTGCCGGTGGGTTAAGATTTTGAGAAATGAATTGAATAGAATATTAAATTAAAATTTACCGCCTCATTATTTTCATTAAATTTTTTGCTGAAATTTCCCATCTTATTTTGTCGTGAAAATTTCTTTTTTCTTCTAATCTTTTTATTCTTTTTTGTGGTCGGGTAAGGTTCCCTTTATAATGTGTTTTGGGGTGTTTTGGGTAAAGGGTTTGCAGTTCCCTTTCTATTCTCCAGTAAATATCATTATTGACGTTTAATCGGCTGCTAAGTTGACAAGGGTAATAAATCCGGTATTGGTATGCCTTTCTACATTTAAAATAATTTGATCCATAACCCATGTAAAGAATTTTACAACGTTTCCCGGAAATAGGACAAATGAAATAATAATTATTTCCCTTCCCTAAATTAGAAAGTACACTTACAATTCTTACTTTATAATTGAAACTTTCCTTTTGCTCTTTAATGGTTTTTGAATAGGTTAACTCTAAAAATAAACCGGCCTCATCTTTTGATAAAAGAAAACTTATTGAGGCTCCAGTATTCCATGAAGTAGTACCGGCAAAAGGAAAAATATTATTCCGAATGTATTTGAGGTAAAAATTTACATTTATAAATAAACATTGGTTTACTGATATTGCGCCGGTGCTATTCCTTCCCATAAACCTAATATAAGGTTACATTAATTAAAAAGTTTAAATTCATGTTCTCCAGGTTCGCCGGTTTCATGGTTTACATTTTCCAGTTTAGGGCATCATTTTAAAAGGTAATCCATTTTATCCTTTGGCTGTAATTGATTAATGTAAACCGGAAATTTGGTTAATTCCTTTTTAAACAATTCTTTTAAACTATTTCTTAAATCGGTTGTTAGTATGGTTTCTGGTTTGTCCTTCATATTTTTTTTAAATTATTAGTTTTGGTTACTTTCCAAATCATCAACTCTACTTTCAAGATCATCGAGCCTATCTTGCAAATCTGAATTTTGACCTTCCAAATCATCTACTTGGTTTTCTAACTGTTTATTTGAATTCTGTTGTCTTATTAGTTCTGTCTTAAACTTTCTAATCTGTAATTCATGCCTAATTGATCCGCAAAGGAAAAACAATAAGAAAATCCCGAAAAGAAACTTAATTAGATTCACTTTGAAATACTGATTTTCTTCAAGCAATTGTTTCATCAGTACGTATTTTTAAGTATTTAATTAAGAAAATCGCAATTAAAAAATAACCAAAATAAATGATTAGTATAGCCGATTGTGGTAAAATGTAGAGGTAGTTTATTTCTGTACTTTTGATATAATCAATCTTAACATTGAAACGGAAAGTTGAACTTAAAATTTCTTGATATTGTGTTTCCGAAATATATTTTAATTTCAATTCAATATCATTAATTGAATAACTTTTTGTTGATATAAAAAGAGTATTTAAAAATAAAAGTACGGCCAATAAATACAGTAGTAATTTGGTTTTTGATTTAGGAAAATAAAGCATTGTTATTAGTTTAAATAGAGAGGAAATTTATGTCTTATGTAATGATCATAATAACTTCCAAATGAAACGGCCTTTTTGAAGCCTCGCCAAACTGAAATTGGCATATTTGCATGAATGTAAGTTTTCCTTTTAAGTTCAATTATAAAGAAGCCGGTTTTCCCATCACAACTATAATAATGAGCACTATTTATCCATGAACTTTTCGAAGTGTTAACACTTTCGCTAACTTTAAAATTACTGTTTTCTACTGTCGTTATTGCCTGAGTATATGATGTAAACTTATTTGAAAGTGTACTGCAATTCTGTGCATTACAGGAAAATGATAAACAAGTAATTAGAATGAAAAAAAAGTACTTCATGTTAGTTTTCTAAAGATTAAACGTAACGTATATTTTTTATTTTACAAACTTTAATATTAGCACGTTTATGTAAATAGCAACTTATATTTTTAATAATTTCCGTAATTTTTTCTAATATTTATTAAAAATTAATAACCTAAATCATTAGGCTTAATGCGAATAATTTATGTTGTTATTCTGTTTACTAATTCAGGTTTAATTAAATTATTTTAAATTTTTTATTGCTGCCTGTCTTTATGGTGTTATACTTTTTCACTTTTATTGAGTGTATAAATACTTACTTTTTTATTTTTAGAAATAGCATCTTTTTTATAACTGCAAAGTTGGTGTTACCAATACAATGCAAGGGGATCAAATGCAATAGGGAAAAGGGTTTTAATAAAGTGGGTGGCATGGTTCTTTAATTATCTGAATGGTTTTTGTTTATAACCTTAAACTACTGACCTGCTGTTAAAATTCATGGAAAACAAAAAACTTATTCTTTTTAAATATTTAGGATTATTCAGGTTATAAAAATTTTCTTTTTCCCGGATCAATAAATGGTCTTATATCAAATAACAATCCCCGGCCTGTTATTTTCTTAATCTTGTTTCTAAAATTGTTCCTGGGGTTGCTGCTATTATTCCGGCATTGGTGCGCTCTCTCATAACCTACATACTTCGCACTACAAAACCTACTATTTATCTTTTGTGCCGGGTGCAATTCATTTCCACAAGAAAGGCAATATCTTTTTTCAGGGATAAAAACTTTTTCCCCATTCTTACCCTTTATCTTAATGGTAAATTCGGGTAAAAAATGGTTTTGGCCAGTTGGTAAATTCAGGGAATTTTTAAATAGGTTTTGCCATTCATTTTTCAATAAATTCATTACGATTGTTCGCCAATTATCGCCAAATTTTGCCACTAACTCTTTAAACTTTTTCGTTTGGTATTTGTATTGATCGCCGGTAAGTGTTTCTTTTAATCCTTCCCAAAACATGGGATTTTTTCCATCATTCAGTAAATCTTTTTCAGGTTTTTTCAATGTCAGATTATTCACTTTTCGGGGAAGATCAAAAATTAAAATATCGTTCCATGCCTTAAATAATATCTCTTTCAGGCTGTCAACTTTGGACAAGTTTTGTAAATCGGATAAATATTTTATTCCCTTTTTATTGAGAGGTTGCATTTTCAAAAATCTTTGTTCAAACCTCATTAAGTTTTCAGGTAAATCAAATTGTAAACCCTTATCATAAATTTTAATAGCATACTGTTTAGGCTGGTTGCAAACTTTTCCTAAACATTTTCCTTGCCGGTCGGGTTTGTAGTAATTGAGTGAATAACCTTTGTAACAAATGATATTGCGCCTTATAAAGGGTGTTACCTCAAAGGGGGTGCAAATATTCAAACCTATTTCCAAAGTGGAAATTTGCGCCTCATTTGCATTAATCCAAAGGTTTTTACAAAGGTGGTTTATTTGTTCCTGTAAATCCAGGAAAGTAAAGGGTAGGTAATTTGATCCTTTGTAATAGTTTTTATGCAAACTACCTTTTACAGTCAGGTAAAACGATTGTTTCCCGGTTGCCTCATTCATTACCTCTTTCACAATTAAATCATAAGTTTCAAATTTCCCCCGGTGGGTGGTGGTGGTGGTATCAATTCTTTTCTTTGTTCTTACTTCGCCGGTGTTACTCCCTACACTTAAAAATAATGAAGGGTTAACGGCCTTTTCCCAGGCCTTAAAATCGTTAATTTCATAGTTTATGGTAATTCCATCAATCATTAATCCTATCTTCGTTTTAAGTGAAGTACAAAAATGTATTTCGGCAAATTTTGAACGCACGAAGGGAAGGGTAAAACCTTCCTTTTGTGTTTCTTTTTATGGCCTCGGAAAATTCCATTTATTTCAAAATACATTTCCATTTTATTTGTTTGTTTACTGTAAAAATTAAATGAAATGTTTCCTCAATAATCCCGGGATAATATCATTTATAAACCGTTCCCTTGCCTCTCTTTTTTCTAAATAATATCTTGAAAAATAGAAAACAGTTAACCGGCTGTTATCCTCTGAAAAATGGAATAGGCAAAGAGTAAGTATCTTTTGGCCTTTTAAAAATTCATAATCGTTCCCGGCATACCATTGTTTAAATTCCGTTTCCTGCAAACCGGTAAAGAATTTAAAACCGCCTTTATTAAATTTCTCTTTTCCTCTGATAATTTCTAAGGCATTACACTTTATTTGGTGAAGCTGTGTGGGTTCCACCTTTAACTCATAGGGCAATCTCATTACCGGTGTTTTATCCGGTTGCTGCGTTGTTTTGGTGTAGTATCCTGTTTGCGGGTGGTTCCTGTAAAATGCGGTCTTGTACTGCGGCAAAGTTTGAATAGCGTAGTTCATAGTTAATTCCGGGTTTTAATTTGTGAAAGGGAATTTTCTATTTCATTACGTTTGTAGCGGATCCGGCTGCCAATACGATAACCTTGTATTTTGCCGGTCTTTGTCCAATCGTTTATCGTTGGTAATGATACCCCTAATATTTGCGCCGTTTGTTTGCGGGTAATAAATTCCGTTTGTGGTGCCGGGGTTTGTACCTTTTCTAACAGGCAGGAAATTTTATTAAAAACGTTCTCTGAAATTTCTGTTTTTAATTGCTCAATAAAAGGAGCTGAAAATAGTTGCATAGTTCATTGTTTTAGCGTGAACTGCAAAGATTTTCTTTATTTTATCCTTTCAAGGGTACTGTAAGGGGTTTTGTAGGGGATTGTTTTATTTGTCGTTATAGTAGTTATCTGAAAAGGGTATTTTTAAATATCCATTTGGGTAAACCTTCATCTTGTCTGTAAAACATCTGTATAAATAATTTTCAGAAATAATCTTGCCTTTTTCATTTCTTATTTCAAAAAAAGAGTGCAATAGATTTACTATTCTTTTTTTATCCTTTATCTGTTCAATAAAACCACTACCAATAAGTAAATCAAAGATTGCCCCAAATTCGCCGGGTGTACCTTTCCATTTTATTCTGTTAATTAATGGCTCTTTGTTTTCTTTCATTTTTCCCAACTGTTTGTTTCTCAAAAGTTCTAAATATTCATCTTCAGTAACATTCATATCAATTTGTTGATTCTGGCAAAGGGTAAAAATAAATTTTCCTAAACCTTCAAGTTTTCTGATCTGGTGTTCGTAGCAGTCTCCTAAAAAATCTTTCTCATTCAGAATAGTAAATTCTTTTTCAGGTAGCTTGACTGATATGGTGTGCTCTTCATAAATGTATCCCTCAATTCCCAATTCCCAGTTTTCTAATTCTCCAGATAATTTGCCTCCCTCTAAAAATAATTCGGCACAACCAAGTAAATAAGTTTCAGTATGTAAACACTTGAAACGTAATCTTTTTAAATAATCCTCCCTCGCCTTATTTTCTTCCATTACTAATAAATTATCTAATATTTCCTTTTGTACTTTTTTATAGTGACTAATTAGGTTAGCCTGAAAATCTGCAACCTCATCAAATCCGTTATAAGTGAGTATTATGTATTTTCCCTCGTCCTCTTTATAACTTATTTGTATTTTGGTTGCCTCTTCAAAAAATAGTTCATTTTCAGTATTTGAGGGTTGAATTATTAAAACTGGTTTTCTCTCTTTGAAGTTTTGATCCTGAAAAAATTTATTTCTTATTTCCTCAATTTCACCTTTTAATCTTTCAATAATGACTAATCTTTTTTTGCTGTTTTCTTGTATTAGATACTTCCTAAATCCAAAATTATAGATTTCCATTAGCTCCTCATTTTCTTGGTTGTCTCTAACTAAAACTTCTCTAAATTCCCAATAATAGTGATCCATTTTTGAAGGTAAATGAGGTCTATATTCCCACTCCTTTTTTGTTTCATACTTTTCAAAGGTTTTGAATATTTCGTGAAAATAAATAGGTACTGATTGTGGTTGAATAATTGAAAGATTTTTATAAACCTCCTCGATGACTTCTTTATGTAATTCCTTGTAATTAATCATTTCCTCTTCTCCAATGACATGCTCAATAGTGCCAATTTTAAATGAGAAACAATCTATTGATAGAAGATTAAGAGTACTATTTAAAAATTTACTTAGTTTGGTAAATTCCATTATTGCAAATTTTGAACGTTTATAAATCTTTTTAAAATGTTAGGTTTTGTAATGTTTTTAAAACCTAAATATTATTTATACCCTATCCGTTTCCTGTTTTTCCAGGCATCTTCTTTTGCCTTTTTTTCGGTCTCGGTATCGAGTAAATTTTCTAAGGCAGTGTAAATAGCTGCTAATTGGCTGTCATGTTCTCCTATCCGGGTTTGCATTTCTTTGCGCAAATCGTTTATTTGTTCAAATAAATCCTTGTGGCTGTTGGCAAAATGCCTCATGGCGGTAAATGCACGTACTATTGCAATGTTCATTGCAATTGCCGTTTTACTTCTTAATACACTTGCCAACATGGTAACGCCGTGTTCGGTAAAGGCATAGGGGGTGTAAACTTTGCCCCGGTGTTTTCGTGAACTCATCGCAATTTGCGACAAGTTGCCATTTTTTGAACTCATCGCAATTTGCGACTGCATCATTTCCCATTCCTTTTCTGTTAGCCTAAACATAAAATCTTCGGGAAACTTATCGGTATTGCGTTTTACCTGTTCGTTTAGCCGCCTTGTTTCTACTTCATACAATTCGGCTAAATCAAAATCCAGCATTATTTTTAACCCTCTTACTTCAAATATTTTGTTGTGTATTACCTGTAAACTCATAAATCAATTTTATACGGCCTTTAATGCAAACCTTTTTTGCCATTGCAGTTTTAATAATTTGGCGTGTTCATTTGATGTAAGTTTTATGTAGCGTAAAAATGCCTTTTCGGTTTTATGGCCTGTTATTGCCATTATCGTAATGGTAGGTGTGCCGGCTAAATATTCGTTTGTTGCAAAACTTCGCCGGGCGGTATGAGTGCAAAGAAGCTCCCATTTTTCAAAGTTTTCTGTAATGGTAAGGCCGCCTTTTGTTATGGTTTTAGGAAAGGCATTTTTTAAACAGTTAACTTTTTTGCCTAATTCCTTTAAATAAACGTTGGTGTTTTGGTTGCTGATTGAGGCCGGTAACACACCATTGTATTTTTCAATTATTCTCTTTACGGTCGGGTGTATGGGTATTACAACCGGTTCGCCTGTTTTTATTTGCGTGGTTTCAATAAACCCATCATTTATTTGATCCGGGCGCAAAATTGAAAAATCAGAATATCTTAAACCGGTGTAGCATCCGATTAAAAATAAATCCCTTACTCTTTCCAGCCTTTTATCATTGGATAAATCCAAATCCTCAATTTCTTTTATCTCATTTTCCTTTAGATAAATGTTATCCGATTTTTCACGAATAGTAATAAATCGTTTGCTCTTATAGGCAAGGTTGGTGTTAATGCCTCTTTCTGTGGCATCATTCATAATCATTTTAATTACCTGAATATCCTTCCCGATTGTATTACTTGAAAGTTTTAATTTCTTAATTAAAAATTCTGTGTAATCCTTGTAAAAATCTAAATCAATGTTTTTAAAATCAATTTTCTTTTTACGTGTTTTTTGAAATTCGCTAAGGTGGTTAAAGGCACTATTGTAATTCTTTATGGTTCCCTTTGAAATAGGTTTACTTGTTTTAGGGTGTCGCCTTGTTCCTGAAATACTTTGCTGTATGAGGTCTTGAAAATATCCAAAGAAAGAATTTAATCTTTCCTTTTCAGAAACCTTTTTCTTTATTTCACTATCCAGTAACTCTTTAAAAATTTCGGTTGTTGGTAGTTCTTTATTATCGTTTAGGTACTTTCTGTAAACGTCCTCAATACCGGCAATAATATTTTGCAAACGTTGGTTAAATTCGGGGTACTGTGGAAACTGTTTTATCTGTTTTCCTCTTTGTGTTTCCTTGCTCCAGTATTTAGGTTTGATTTTTTCAGGAAGGTAATATTTGAAAGAATAACCTTCATAAGTGATTCTTGCAAAAATTACCGTTTCCTGTGAGGCCGTTGGCCTTTTCAGGTAAAGTGAAATTTCCAT